CAAGTGGTAGACTTCTTCGTCTGAATCGTACCAATCCAAACCACCGTAAAGACCAAACTCATCTGCGGACTGGAACATGGTAAATGCACCACGTTGTCCTATGGATCCGTCGAATACAAAGTTGACAGTTGAAGTCGTTTGCGGCACTCCAGTTGATTGCCAATCATACGGTGCCGAAGTCCATAGTCTGTTATTTACAAATCCTAATGTTACTTCGTTTAACTTTTGTGCGTTAATTTTGTTTTCATCGATGGTTGGTGCTAAACGGTCAAAGATATTTTGTAATCCATTACGGTCAAAAAAGAACAAACCTTTTGGATAATCAAAGAAATAAACACCGCCATCACCTTCTGTTGCCTGTTGCGGTATGTCAATGCCTACGATTGTTGATATTTCTACAAGCTGAAAAGAATCTGCATCGTAACCCATTAATAAATAAATAGCTTTTGGCTTGAATATTAACAGCTGACCGTCGACTATTCTAAGACCTGTTATTCCTTCGCCACCGGCAATGATGTCAATGTAATCGTCTACGTACCAATCTTCTGGCAGATTTTCATGCGACCAACGTACTCTGTTTGGATATGCTGTGCCATTTTCATATGTGTTGGCAACGAACAATTTGTTTGCATGGGCAATTGATATTTCTGCTCTTGGCATGTACCCACCAACTGGATTGGTGTATTGCTGCCATGTTGGACCAGATGCCGTAAGTGCGGTTGCATATGTATTGCTTGCAGTCCATTTATACATTTGTGTTGCATCTTTTCCAAGAGCAATGTACAAAGTATCTTCCCATTGCGCCATTCCAGCACCATTTGGCGATTTAACATTTAATGGTGTGGAAGCTGCACTATCTAATGTTGTAAAGTTTTTGTTACCAGTATCTGCGTAATAAACTCTGCCGTCTGTTGGGCCGGTTGAATCATAACCGGTAGTCAGCATTAACTGTGGGTCAGTTGAATATTTGTAATTGTAAAGTCCCTTTGGTTTCCAATTGCCTGATACAGCAGTGTCATTAAAGACTTGGTATCCTGCGCGACTAAACACTCCACCACGTGGGTCAATCTCCATGTTTAATATGTATGGTGATTCATTTGGTGCCAATTGAAATTGGTCTGCACGAAAGTTTATTCCGCCAGTAAAATCTCTAATTTGGGTGAACTGAATACTGCTAGTGCTTCTTGTCGGCGGACTGCTAGCAAGGAATCCTTTTGCCATTTAACTCCACTCTCCGGTTGCAACTGCTCGTATTGACAAATTGGCCATGTATCTATACCAATCGTAAGGATTGACTTGCAGACCGCCAGACAATATAAATTGCTGGTTGCGGTTTACTGCCGTCTTCCAACCACGGACCATGGCAACGCCTTGCTCGTAGTTGTTCATGTAAATGCTTGCCATCTCAGGGTCTTCCTGGAATTGGAAAATTCGAGCAAGCACATAATTAATTAAGGGCAAATGGAACTCTGGGTCAATGTCTATTGGTAACGTCGGATCCGACAACCACTGCAAAGAGTGTCTGCGATAACCCATTATTTGAATCGTATATGGTGAATCCGGCTTTGGCCAAAGATTTATTGCTTGACCCCACACAGAAAAATAAGCTGGTATTGCAGCTATGTCATTGTCGCTTCCAGGAGGCCAGATTTGTTCTGCTCTGTACTGGTCAATGTAAATGAGTTGATTGCCAGAATTGGTTACGTTTACAAGATTGTTTATTTTTGCGATATTTTCAAACGAAGCAGTTGGATTTGTTGGTGTTGGAAGTATTTGAGTAAATGTTGCATTGTAACTACGACCATCAGTTCCAGTTACGGCAGAAACGCTATCAACTACTCCGAACGTGGTTGCAGGAGAAGTGCCACCAGCAAACGTGTATGTAAACTGGTCAGGATTTATCGCATTACCATTACCATCAACTGGTACCGTTATAGTGTAAGAGCCGTTATACGCAGATGGTGCACAGCCGGTTATTCTTACGACGTCTCCAGTAACTAAACCGTGGTCGGTTCCGGTTGTCAAAGTTGCTGTGGTACTTACTGAAGTAAGATTTGATATGGTATAGGTCGGAAATACCTGGAATTGGTACGAAGTTTGATAGTACGGCCAACCAGTGTCAGCCATGACTATCTTTTCAAAACCTTCTCTGATGAAACCTTCTACGACGTCAGTAGGAATATCTTGTGATGTACCCGTACCAATGTCATAGTCAAGCAACTGTGCTATAAACGACAGAAGTATGTTTGTGGTTAGATTTCTATTGGTACCAAAATCAATCGGTGTATTAGGACTTGCCATCCGTTACTCCTGTGGTTGTGTAACTTCTTCTTCTTTTTCTTGTGCGGCCAATTTCTTTTCAACTTGACGCAAGTGACCTATGCAGAATAAACTTCCTTTTGCGCGAGGTGCCAGGCATACTTCTTCTTTAATACTCAATGCCGTTCAATGCGGTGTTGGCGTTTTGTACTCTATACCAGATGGTGGAGCTGGTTCTACGCCTTGACCATGGTATGCCATACGACCATTGCCGACATGTTGAGTGCCTGCTACCACTCCGTACGGTTCGGTACCTGCCAATCCTTGGCTGTGACCTTGTGTTTGCTTGTTCATAAACTTCTCCTTCGTTAAATGTAGAACATGCCGCCAGGGGTCCTTCACCCCCAGCGGCACGTAAATTGTTTTACTGATTAGGCTTCAGCTGGCCAGTCAACGCGCTTCCATGAAAGGGTGGAGAGTCCGCCCTTTGCAATGATAGAAGATGCATTTTCTGCAATGCCGCTGACTCCGATGAAACCATCTGCTGATGGTGTGATTACACCATAAACAAATGCTTGGTTCAAACCTGTAGCAACTGCTACTGAAGCTGAACCATGGTCTGGAGTATCAACAGCAACGCAAGCTGTGCGAACTACAGTTGTTGCATCTGTGTTGTATTCTGAAACAAATGCTACTGCTGTTGGTGTTGCACCTGCGTTGATTGAAAACGCTGCACCATCTGTTGCAAGAGCTGCTGAATAAGCAATACGAGCTGCAAACTCATATGTTTCTCCAGCTTTTCCATACCATCCGAAGTCACTATCATCAAGTACTGCATATGATGTGCCTAGTGTTACATCTGCTGCGAGAACATTTGTTCTCTCAACAATGAATTTATTATTTGTTGCCATAGTTGTTTTTCTCCTTGCCTTTCGGCAGATACCTAACTAATGTTTTATTAATTAGAATTGTTTTTTGTTTGTTTTTATTGCGGGAATCGCTGGTGGGAGAAGAGCTACTCGAAGGATAGCAGCCTTTCAACTTCCCCCACCAACGAAACTTATTAGGCGTTAGCTGACAAGAAGCCTTGACGCGAACGGTTGCTGCAGGTCAACTGACCATAGGCCAACACGAGGGCGTAGCGGGCATCAACGCCAGCAACTGTACCCTTCATGAAGTCTGTGGTTGTGAACCAGTAGCCGTTCATGCCTGTGAGCTTCAAGTACTTCGTGTTAAGGAAGTACATTGGTGCGCCAGATGCATCACTGCCAAGAGTAAGGTCAAACACAACTGGTGTCTGCTTAAACATCAAGTTAGTGAAACCATTGTTTGCCTTGCTTACATCCTGGTAACGAATGTTATTGACAAGCAATGACTCGTACTTCTCGAAAAGGTTGTGGTTCGTGATGATGAGGTCAGGAACGTCACTGCCCTTTGAGGCCTGGTTGTAAATGGACGCCATGTCGGTCAGTGCCAATGTTGCAGCTGTACCATCATATGTGGGGTTCCACCATGAGTTGGTATTTGCATCAATGCCACCGACTGTGTTGTTCTCGGTGCCCACTATCTGGCCAAGGCTGTTGAAGTCTGATGATGCTGGTGCAACGCCAGGTGAACCGAAAAGCTGCTCGTTGAGGGTTGTCTTCAAAGACATCTCAGCTTGCATGATTTTGGCATTCAACAGTTTGATGATTGCCTCTGTGCCACGGTTCTTTGCTTCTTCGATACCGCTGATTGCGATAGAAGCAGCCATCTGCTTCCAGTCATACTCAGCAGCTGAGATGCCTTCCTGTGGGGTGAGGTCAATTGCATCGTAACCACTGTACGTGCCAACGGTGTCGTTGACCGCGTAGAGTAGCGGCTCGATGATTTGGGTGCCGCCCTCTTCGACACGGACTCTGCCGCGTTCGTTGAGGTGGTTAAGAAGGACTAGGTCCTTGAAAATGTTGTCGACAAGCGTTGGCTGATAGTTCTGCAGCGTAGTCGACAACAGTGAATTAAAGTCGGGATTACCGGCCATGTTAGTTGTCTCCTTGTTGGATTAGTAGTTGAGTGTTTTCTTGGCCTGTTCAAAGGCTTCAAAAACTGACGTTGGTTTGGCAGTAACCGGTGCTGTTCCAGATTTTGATGACGATGCTGAAGACACTATAGTTGCTTGACGTTTGGCTTCTTTTCTAGACTGGTCTTCATTTAGCTTCTTGCTGGCCTCAGTGGCCTTGGAATAAACCTTATCAAATGCAATTTGCTTGAAGACTGCTTCTAGGTCAGTTGAACCAATCGTTAGTGCTTTGGCTACGACTTCGTCTGGATTAAAATCATCACCGTACTTGCTCTGCAAAGTATCTATGGCCTTGGTCAACTCACTCATAGCTTGCTTCTGTTCGAAGGCTGCGATTCGTTGTTCTAGGCTACGAATATGCTTCTCAGACGGATCCAGGTATTCTTCCTCAACTTGTTGCTGAGGTTGGGCACCTAAACCATAGTGCTGTTGAAGCATCTGCAAGGTGGTTACAGGGTCCTTTTGGAGGGCATCCGCCAGGGTGGCTGCAAACTGTACTTGCTTTCTTTGCTCACTGAGTTCCTGTGTCTTGCGGGTATAATCCGCTTGACGCTGGTACCCAGCTATGGCCTCTTGTAGTGGAACGACGAGCTCTTGTCCATCAACTTGAACTTTAATATGTTTATCAGTAAAGTTTGCGATGTCAAAAAGCTCAGGTTCTACCTGGGCCTCTTCTACTCCTGCATTTTCAGCGTTTTCAACTTGTCCATCTAGTGTGGGGTCGTCAACGGTTGCATTAGTTT